TAATTGCATATTCACCGTCGTGTAATAAAATCACAACGCCTAAAAATACTGTTCCAGCAAAGAACAATCTGTTGCCTGAACCAATGCCAATTAGGGCCTCAGGTAATTTGAAAGGAATTGGTAATCCTCCTCCACAGGAGAAAGTAAAGGCATGACTATACTATTACCATTTACAGGAGTTACGTTAGCAAATATTGGATTAGTCTTTGTTGGAACAGTATTTTTAGGCGTTGTGATTTTATTACACGACGGTGAATATGCAATTATCGCTGTAGTGTTATTTTATCTTCTTGCCTTTATAATTGCAAATATCGAATATGGATGGATTCGCCTAAAATCATAAAATTAGAGGTATTTGTGTGAGCTATACAAAAATTGGTCAAGGCGCAGCACAATTTAAGAAAAATTCAGACATACTTGAAAAAGCATTAGATAAAGTCTACAAGAATCTCTCAGATATTGACTCTCTCTCTTTACCAATATGTACAACAGACGATATACAATCATTCTACGAAGAACTAGATTGTCCATTCTTTAACTCAGAGACTAAAAAACAAGTATTTGTACTGGCTGATCTACAGCTAGAAATTTGGGAAATCCACAAAGAGTTCAAGCTAATTATAATTTTAAAGTCACAGAAGATAGGCATCTCATCACTGTGTATTCTAATTACGCTATGGCATGCACTGACTGACTGTATGGGAATGGAGCTAATTATTAATGCACAGTCAGATGAACAGGCTAAATCACACGCTCAAGACTTGAGGAGAATCATCGGTAATAGTGCCAAGTACAAGGACTATCTCATCTCTAAATCCTATGCATCAATGGGATTATTAAAAGATGAAGTAACTAAGGTTCACACAATATGGCTGCATAATCCAACAAAACCACGTATGCCAACTAAGATAATAGTAGTAGGAATGTCTCAAGGCGCATTACTATCTCATAAAAGAGTGGGCTTTATTTGGTCATCAGATAGTACCATATCTGAACTAACAACAGAAAGAAAGAGAGCTGTTTGGGCTGCAATGCTGTCTAGAAGGGCAAATACTCGAGGCCCTGTAATTGTGGAGTGTCCAGCCAGATCGCCTGATGGACCAGTATATGATGCATTTGAGCGATACAACAGACAGATAGAACAAAAAGAGAAAATATCAAAAGATAATGATTTTCATGTATTCAAGTTCACGTATGAGCGAGGTTTACAAGACGGGTTCTTTGATAAGGCATTCATAGAGGCTGAAAAACGCATTCATGGACCCCTCTTTGGAACTTTCTATAATGCTGACTTTTACGCATCTGGTACTACTTGGTACACAGCTAACATGCTATCAAACATTTCACCAGAAGCTACAGACTTGTTCTTTGCACTAAACCAGAATGATGATGTAATTAGCGACGTCACGGAGGACTAGTGAACAGACTAGCATTACCAAAAAATAATGAGACTGTCTATATCGGATTATGTGATATTTGTGAAGTAAATGATGGAGATTTCATTAGGGGTTATGGAGTTTATCACGAAGAAATATGCGGTCAATGCAGAATCCGAAACGCACATCTAGGCGTGAAATAATGGTCCAAGAATGCAAAGGGCTATGCAAGAATATCAAACAAGTAAATTTACGCACGCCATTTAGAAAGTATTGTAGTACCTGTTCTTATTTTGTAGTCACTAAAGTTCTAAACTGTTTTTGCTGTAAGAGAAGATTTAGAATCTCAAGGAGATATTCTACACTAATGAGGAGGAAGAGAATATGAGCACTAACTACGTAAAGAATGCAAATCCATCAAGTATTGTAGGATTTTTTCATGGGATCGATGTCGCAAGTCAAAATGATTACTATACTGATATAATCCACGTACTAACATCAAAGCCTAAAATTACTCCGCAAGCACCAAAAGACAGGCCTGTTTGGATTCCATTTTTGGCATCCATGTTTAGAACTCACCATAGATCCCCTGATGAAATAATAGACATACAAATCAAACTATTCAACAAATTCCCACCAACTCTCGTTAAAATTGATACATCTAGGGAGGATTTTCTAGCTAATGCCCTAGTTAGGAAATACGGCGAGTCCACAATAATACCAGTTCGATTTCTAAATTCCGGCTCTAGTAATACCAAATATCAATTAAAACAGCGAGGCTTTTCATATTTGGATGCAGGGTATGAGTGGCCTGATGTAAATATGCTAGAGAAACAACAACAGCCTAAATTCGCAAAGCTCGTTAAGATACTAAAAAAAGAAATGCTGCATGAACAAGTAAAATACACAAGTAATGAGCGTGTCACCTTTGATCATCCAATAGGTAAGCATAATGATATGGTTCATGGTTGGGAGTTATCTTTAGATGCTGTAATGGAGTTTCAACAAAGAAATTTGGGTTATGAGAAACTAAAGCCAGAAAAATCACAATTCAAAACAATGAATGATGACATCTACAAGGATTATCCTACTGAAGAAAACATGGGGACAGACAACATGATTTATGATCAAGCAGACATGCATGGAATTAACAACCTGCCTGATGAGAGAGGTTTTTAATCCTTAATTATTGAAAGTTCCAAAAATTACATGATTGACGACTATAAAACCTACTAAAATCCAAAGCTCAGTAGCCTCTTTTATTGAGTATAGAGACATTGATTTTCAAAATATCCCTATTGTAATTAGTAATACTGTTTATGATGCAGCTACTGATAGAGTATTAGATGTAAGGACAGGTGCATCCATAGGAATAGCAGTTCAGATTTTAAACAATATAGCCAGCACAGATAATATTTTATTTACATTACAATCTAGTAACTACGGCTCACAAGAAGATAATTTATCAGACATTCCAGAGAATACCTGGAGTGACTTGCAGGCAGAGACTAGTGTAATCCCCAATACTCTGTCAGCTATCTTTGAATTCTTCAGAGCTACTCCAGCAATTACAGCCATCAGAATTAGATTAAGAGTAGATTCTGATAGTGCTACTGTTACTGGAATTGTGGGGTGGTTCTAAAATGAAATTACCTCTTCGCTCTGCTGCCATTAAAGCTCAATGTGAGGAATTACTGCTTATTGGTAATCTTACCCCTTTGGTTATTCCTCCAATATGTGATGCTGTTCCTCCTTCAGATGTAATAGGTGCTCTAGTGCAGACAGGCGGACTAATAGCATTAGTTCAAACAGGTGGTACAGTAGCACTTGTGCAAACAGGAACTGTATAAAATTGTCAATGCCACCAACTGACAGTTTTGAAATGGATTCACTTACTGGAAAGGTTACAACTCTACCTCTTGATACATTTCTCCTAAAGGATTCAGCAGCAGCTAATGAATTAAAACAAATGGCATTCTCAGATCTACAAACAGCTATCCTAGCTGGTGTTAGTCAAAGTCCTTGGCTCACTGATATTGTTGCAAATGGATTCGATTTAACTGATTTATCCCTTTTAGTATTTAGAAGTTCAACAGATGTTGCACCAGCTGGTACTGTAAGAGCAATCTATTATGATGATGCACAAGGTATGATAGCCAATGCACTAACTGGAGATTTCTTCCAATGGGAAATCAATGGAGTTGCAGAAATGAGATTAGATACTACACAATTACAACTAGCAGCAGGACAAAATCTAACATTAAATGATAATGCAGATATTCAATGGGGAGGTTCTTCTGATAGAAAAATAAAGAACACAACTGGAGGATTTGAATTTGAAATAGAAACAGGAGATACATTTGATTTCACCATACAAGATACAACTGAATACAGCTTTAGTTCAACACAAGCAGATTTCAATAGCAATAATTTAGTTAATGCAGTATTAGTAACTCCAACTATTGCATCATTTACAAATGCAGCACATAACCATGAAGATGCTGCAGGGGGAGGTACGTTATTTGCAGCAGCAATTTCAGATTTCAATACTGCTGTATCATTAAATACAGACGTAACTGCCAATACTGCCAAAGTATCTAACGCAACACACACAGGAGATGTAACTGGTGATACTTTACTAGCTATTGCTCTTGGAGCAGTTGATATTAATAATCTCTCAGCTACTGGGACTCCAGACGCTACTACATTTCTCAGAGGGGACAATCAATGGGAAGAAATCGGTGTGTCTGCACCATTTACGTGGGGAGTATCAGATGAGGACTCACCATTACCCCCATCATCAAGTCTTTTGTATACTACAGAAGCAGCAGTAGCAGAAGTTACATTATCTGAAGTTGTTTTGTCTCTAAAGAATCCACCAACTGGCACTAACATAACTGTAGATATTCTAAAAGAGACTGGTGTAAACACAAACGTTTTTGCTACTATATTCTCAAC